AAGAAATGAGTCTTGTTCTTGCAGCTGAGATGTATAGAAATACTGCTATGGGACAGGGTTATGGACTACTTAAAGATGCCAAAGGTATGCCAGTTAAAGACCCTAAGACAGGGAAGCCACTTACTGACCCTAAGGCTGATGTAAGGACTTTACCTAATGGAGCGGGTTACACCTATTTACGTAAGGCTCTAAGGTATCTTATTGATATGTATAAACCTCTATGTGAGACACTAATCTTAGTAACTCATGTAAAGGATAAACAAATCAGAAAAGATGGTCAAGAGATGTCAGAAATGGCAGTAGACTTAGCTGGTAAATCAGCAGATATTATATGTGGAGAAGCTGATGCAATAGGTCTTATCTATAGAGATGGTAATAAAACTTATGTATCTTTTGAGGGTGGAGATAATACCATTAAAGAAGCTAGATGTCCTCATCTCAGAGGTCAAAAGATACTTGTAGCAGAATCAAATGAAAATAATGAGGTAAAATTTGATGCCTCTAAAATATTTATTAACAACAAATAATTACAAAAAATGGAAAAGAAATTCACAAAATTCGAGCTGGCAAGATTGAAAAGAACAGCTCAAAATGTAGACCAGTTTATTCAAAAGAAGAACAAACTTGAAGCTAAAAAGCAAGAAATTGATGCAGAGCTTGCAGAAGTACTTAACCTTATTGAGCTGACTGATGCTCCTACTAAAGCTATGACTGGTGGCTATGGTACTGAAGACATTATCAAGAAAGTAGTAACTGCTACTGATAAACTTGATAAGAATGGTAATGTTATTAAACAAACCAGTTATGAGTTTATTTATCCTGATACAATCATTCCTCCTGTTGAAGAAACAGTAGGTCAAAGTGCTACTGAAGAAGCAGTATCAGAAGTAGAAGAAGAGGAAGTTACAGAAGTAGCTAATAACACAATTTATTAATATTAACAACAAATAAAAATATACAACTATGGCAATTGCTAAAGGTTCAGAATCAAAAGAAGCTCAGGAGTTTAAAAGATATGTAGGTGTAGCTCCTGTATTTATTAAAGCAGTAAATCCTGATAAAGCAGAACATGAGTCTTTGTTTAATACTACATTGGATGAAGCTCCTAATTATCTTGGTAAAGTAACAGATAGTGATGGTAATGAGTATGGTAATGCAAGAATTCAAATTGTATTCCAACCTGACACAGAGAAAGTAGGCTTTGAAATGCCTCTTGTAACTATGGCTTTGTTCTTGCAAAATAGGCCTAGAGTAGGTGCTACATCAGGTAAAACTCAAGTAATTGATAAGTATGGTAGGACTGCATGGGCTACAGCTGAAGAGCTTGCAGCTAAAGCTATTCCTGTTTATTCTAATGGTCCTGCTGACATTGATAAGGACTATAGGCCTGCTTATGTAGGAGAAGAAGAACTCATGGAGTTTGTAAAGGCTTATCTTTGTATTCCTAGTGTAACTACATGGGATGCCAATCTTAAGAAAATGGTCCCCAATACTAAAGTTAAACCTGAGGAATGTGAATGTAGGTTTGATAGCCTTGACAAAATCTTCAAAGGAGACTTCTCTGAGATTAAAGATGCACTTGGCTTCCAACCTACTAATAAGGTTAAAATTATGCTTGGTGTAAGAACTGATGCAGAAACTGGAAGACTTTATCAAGCTGTATATACAAGGAAATTCTTGCGAAACTCAGCTAATAACTATAGCACTCTTGATAAAGAGCTTCAAGAGATGATTCAAAATGCAGCAGCTAATGGTAGGACTCTTAATACTGAGTATTCAGCAGCTCCTGTACATGAGTATTCTGTAGAAGCAACTACATTTACTCCTACCACAGAGGCAGCTCCTACTGATGAACTTCCTTTCAGCACATCTGAAAGTTCTTCTCCTTGGAACTAAATAAGTAGTTATGATTAGTAAGGGCACTAAATCAAGTGAATATATAGATATATCTAAGATAAGACAAGCAGATATTGCTGCTTATTATCTTGGAATAAAGTCTATTCCATGTTTGATTAAGAGCCCACTAAGAAAGGATAATAAACCATCATTCAGTCTATTCTCTAACAATGGGGAAGAAGTTGGCTTTATAGATTATAGTACCAGAGAGCATGGAAGTATAATAGACTTATTAATGCAAATGTGGAACTGTAGTTTTGTAGAAGCTAAAAGGAGAATAGCTAATGATATGGGAGATTGTAATTTGAATATCTCTGTTGGTAAAGGTAGTTATGCTAATAGGACACCAGTAAGAGTAGGCTCTGGAATTGACTTACAATGTAAGATTAGGGAATGGAGGGATTATGACCTAGCTTACTGGGAGTCCTATGGTATAACACTCAGTTGGCTTAAGTATGCTGATGTTTATCCTATATCACATAAAATAGTGATTAAGGATAACATCAGTTATGCTTTTGCAGCTGATAAATATGCCTATGCTTATGTAGAATTTAAAGAAGGTAGAACTACTTTAAAGATATATCAGCCATTCAATAAGAGAGGATTCAAGTGGGCCAACAGACATGATAGGTCTGTTATAAGTCTATGGACTAAAGTACCTAAAGAAGGTGATAAAGTATGTATATGCTCATCTTTGAAAGATGCTTTGTGTCTTTATGCTAATACAGGTATTCCAGCCTTGGCTATACAAGGTGAGGGATATGGTATAAGTAATACAGCTATTAATGAACTTAAAAGAAGATTTAAGAATGTATATATACTCTTAGATAATGACCCTCCAGGCTTAGAGGATGCTAAACATCTATCTGAAAAAACAGGTTTCATTAATATTGTATTACCTCAATTTGAAGGTGGAAAAGATGTCTCTGATTATTTCAAGATTCTCCACAATAAAGAACAATTTAAACAAACAATTTTAAATCTATTCAAATGACTAAATTAAACAGAAAACAGCTGTACAATGACATCATCAATCTTAATTTAAAAGATGAAGTAAAAGCTATTTATGGTAAGAATTATACTGTTTGTAGCAATGAAGAACTTAAAGCTGTAATTGACAAAGCAGTTGCAGCTCTTGAGCCTATTAGTGCAGTAGGTGCTTCACCATTTAACAAACTAGTAGAAATCTTGGCTAAGAAGAAAATTCTTCTTAAGTCTGAGGTTGATGCCATTAAAAAAGCTTAAACCAATGGGTAGGTAGGTAAATCCTGCCTACCCTTTATTTTTTTTTAAACAAGATGATTATAAATACACAAACAGGAGATATTGAAGTAGTAGGTGATGTAAAGGAATTCAAAACTTCAATAGACCCTAAGAACATAGAGTTTATTACTACTCTACTATCTTCAAACTTATATTCACATCCTGAAGAATCATTCATTCGAGAAATTGTCAGTAATGCATGGGATTCACATGTAGAAGCTGGCAATACTAAAGAACCTGTAATTATTAGATTTAAAGATAGTACTATCACTATTAGAGACTATGGTACAGGACTATCTCCTGATAGATTTAAGAATATATTCTGTAATATAGGTAGTAGTACTAAAAGAGATAGTAATGACTATATAGGAGGCTTCGGTAGCCTTATATCCAATGCCGACTCAGCAAGTAATTGTTGATGACTAAATTCCTGAAAAAACCTGGAACCCTGTGATGGGAATCAGACCTGAAGTTATTATTTAAAAATAATAACAGGGGCAACGCATAGAGACTGAAACTACTTTGTAGAATATAATGTCTCCAAGAGGCAGGAACATCCTATTAGGATGAAAAGATATGCTGAACTATAGGGAAATGAACCTATAGAGTTAAGAGATAAAAAGCTCTTAAGATAACAAATTGATTGGAAGATTCAGTGCCCTAGCTTGTAGTAATAGTGTATATATTACTTCATATTATGAAGGAATAGCTTATTATTATGTAATGGTTAAAAGTGGTAATACTATCACCACTAACCTTCTTATGGAGAAGCCTACTACTGAAAAGAATGGTGTAGAAGTATCTATTAAGAATGTCTATAGTTTTAGGAGATATGAAGATGCCCTTAAATGTATTACTTTCTTCCCCAATATATACATAGATGGCTGTGGTTATAGTCAAACTAAAATTAATGACATTAAAATAAAGAAATTCAATAACTTTGCAGCAGCTTCTGCTACCATGGAACATAAAATTCTTCTTGGAAATGTTCTTTATCCTATTGATAAAAGTAGGTTCCAAGATGATTTAAAAGAATTTCTTGGGTCAATTAGTAGTACTGGAATAGTATTAAGGTTTGATGTAGGGGATTTAAGTATAACTCCTAATAGAGAAGAAGTTATTTATAACAATGAAACTATTGAGAAAATCTCTAATAAAATCAAAGCAGCTAAACAAGAACTTGAAGGTCTTATAGTCTCTGCTTTAACATTAGAATATGATGATATATTTGAATATTGGACTACAATGTCAGATACTCATATATATGACCCAATAGAGAATAAGATTACAGAGGGTTATTATGGATATAAAGTAGACTTTAATAATATAAGTAAGTATCCTAAGTACAAAGGAAGAGATTTAAAAGAATATGTGAATTTTATTGGCGCTATATTTAGAATGCAACTTCCTAAATATGTAGGCACTCTTTATCAAGATAAAATCTACAATTTAAGACTTCCTAGCTCAGTATATAATTATAATCAAATTAGAACTCCAAATCTATTGCTTTTAAATCAGGATGCTAAGTTAACTGCAACAGCTAGACTTTATATAAGAGAGAATTTTAATAAGATGGCTATAGCTAAAGATGTACCTCTTAGTTTCTTTAGAATCTATACAAGAGAAGCTAAAGGTTATCTACCAAATAACTTTGACATAGATACTGTTAATTTTATAGTAGAAGCTATTTATGAAGCTTATAGAGGTAATGCTACTCCTCTTGACTTAAATAAGGATGAGGACTTTAAAGAGTATAAGGAATGCTTGGCTGATGAAAGAAAATTAGGCAAAGATACCTCAAAGGTAAAGGAAACTATTGTTTATATTCATAGTAATAGGATTGACTGGAGGGATAAGAAGGTCTTTAGAACTATGCTTGACTGTATTAAATACTTAAAGGGTCTTCAAAGTGGTATTGTATTGTGCAATATGGATGTTCCAACTCCTGAAATAAAGGCAGTAATAGCTTTAAAAGGATACATTCTTGTAACAGCAAGGAAAGATGTTGTAGCAGATATTAAGAAGCTTAATCCAAGTTTTCTTGTTGACCTTGATTGGGTATTAAATAAAGACCCTATGCTATCTGTTGTAAAGACAATATTAAAGTATTTTCCTTATGATGCTGCTTTATATCAGCTCAATCATAGTATTGCTGTAACTGTTAAGCAAATATGTAAGAACATAGATAAAATAGAAGCAAAAGAGTTTGAAAGACTTCTTAAAATCTGGGATACATTTTGTTCAAATTATGATTATAGAGGAATAGCTAATAGAGGAGTAATTCCGTATGATGCTTATACAGAATATCTATGTACAAAGCTGAAAGACTATATAATTAAACATAGAAAAGCAGCCAAGATAGTAGATGTTGAGAGTGATGAAAAACAAAATTCTCTATTAACAGCAGCAGTTATAATGAAAACAAAAGCATACAGAATCAATGGAGAAACTTATAAGAAAATACATAATAATCAACTTTTAAGAGTGTTATGCAGAAAATAATTAAAGTAGATGGTAAGGTCATTACTCTATTTGAGGATGGTACTTACTGTGAAAGAGACAATGTGTCAAAAGAACTATTTGAAAGGATAGTTAATGCTGACAGTGATGAGGAAATATTTGTCCTCATGTGTCCTGAGTATGAAAAGAAAGTACAAGATTACAAGGAAGCTGTAAGTGTCCTTGATAATGTTGGAAGCTCTAATCTTCTTACACTTAAAGGAGAAAGTGTTTATTGGGAAGAGGTCTCTCAGTTATCATTACCTACTGAGCTTGTTAAGGCTATACTTGAAGCAGAGTCTAACAATGATGAAGTAAAGATTGATACTTATAGAAACTTCTGGACTTTAATGTCACTTAATCCTGATGAAGAATGTAGAAGAAATCTCTACTGGTTCCTTAATAAATGGGGGCTTAAGATTTCTAGATGTGGTTTCTTTGTAGCTTATAGAAATGCAGAACCTCTTGAAGTGGATGAGGAAGGTAATCAGATTTATACTGATATGCACAGTCATTCTACTAGAATTAAGATTGGTGAAGTAGTTACTATGCCTAGAGAGAAATGTGATACTGACTCTTCTCATTCTTGTAGTAGAGGCCTTCATGCAGCAGGTGCTAATTGGCTTGAAAGAAACTATTATGGTAGTCAAGGTTTAGTAGTCTTAGTTAATCCTACTGATGTAGTTGCTGTCCCATATATATCTAATTATGGCAAACTAAGAACCTGTGCTTACCTTCCTATTGATAAAGCAAAGTTTGGTGAAGATGGTCATATTATTCCATTTGAAGCTAATGATGGTTTTGACTGTGGCTATGTCACTAAAGTAATCTATGAAGGTATTATGGGTACAGAGGAAGATTCTTCTTATAGTATTAAAATACCTGAAATACCTGGTATTAATAAAGATACTATAACTGATAAATTGCTTGATATAGCAATGAAGTGTATCACTGATAGACAAGTATGACAATAGAAGAATACTTTGGAGATTGGATGAAAGTATTAGATAGAGTAGAGACAATGAGGATTATGGGTTGGCTTAAAACAGTTAATCCTAATACTCTTTGTCCTGCTTTGCCTAATGTTTTCAGAGCCTTTAGACTGTGTACCTACAGAGACTGCAAAGTTGTATTTATAGGTCAAGACCCATATCCTCAGAAGGGTATAGCAACAGGTATTCTGTTTGGTAATGGTAAAGAGACTACAGAAGATAAACTATCTCCGTCCTTACAAGTAGTCAAAGAGTCTGTAATAAACTATGAGGTTCCTCATGGACTTATCACCTTTGATAATACTTTAGAGTCATGGGCTAGACAAGGTATCCTAATGATTAATTCAGCATTGACTTGTGAACTCAATAAAGTAGGTTCTCATGTTAATGTATGGAGACCCTTTGTAAGTAAGTTGATAAAGAACTTATCTACCATGGAAACAGGCATTATATATGTTCTGTTTGGTAAGCAGGCTCAGACTCTAAAGCCTTATATTAATGAGAAGTTCAATGATATTATTGAGATTGAGCATCCAGCATACTTTGCTAGAACCAATCAAGGTATGCCTCATAGTGTATTCACTGAAATTAATAACAAACTGTATGGTAAGTACGGAGAAAAAATTAAATGGTATGAAGAAGAAGAACGGAACAAAAGTAATTACAATCGAAGCAAAGGATTTGCAAGGTTTGATGGCAGCTATTTTTGATGCTGTAACTGCTAGTAATATGCCTATCCAAGTTGGTGGTGTATCAGTAGAGTTGGCACTCATGAATATTGCCGCTAAGAAGGGTTGGAAGGTTGAGAGAGTCAACAGATGGCTCTATGAGATTGCAACTGTCAGCCCTATTGCTGCATTCAACATTGTAGCAAGAGAGCTTGCTGTTGAGCTTGACAAGAAGTATGAAGACCACATTGAGAAGAGTGACAAAATCTTTGTTATTTCTCCTTATGATGGTGTAATTCATGAGGTATGCAAGAAGTACATTAAGAACTATAGAAACTTCCCTGCCTTTAGGTCAGTAGAAGATGCTAAGGTTGTATGTACCCTCTTGAGAGGTCAACTCAAAGGCATGTTCAGTAATGCAAGAAAACAAAAAGATTAAGAATGCCACAGAGTGTGAGTTAGATGGAATAACCTTCAGAAGTAAACAGGAGAGGTCTATTTATAGATACCTTCTATCAGTAGGAATAACTCCTAAATATGAATCTGAAAGGTTTACTATATGGGACAGGGATAGTTTCTCTGTCCCATTTTATGATAAGTTTGGTAAAACCTTTAAGAAGATTACAAGGAAGCCTACCTCAGTTCATTATACTCCTGATTTTATCTTTAATGTAGGTAATACTAAAGTTATTCTTGAAGTAAAAGGATTTAAGAATGATGCTGTTCCTTATAAAACTAGATTATTTAGAGACCTATTAGAAAAGTTAAAAGAGGAGACAGGAGAGCACTTATGTTATGCAATAGTGTATACTATCAAGGATTTAAAATTTCTTTTAAATGATTTGCAGAATTCAGAATAAAGTCTTACCTTTGCTGCACCTCAATTTAAAAGACGATGAAGAAGAATCCTTTGAAAATAATAGAAGAGCTTATTCCTGAACTTCCAGGAAAAGATGCTGAACTATCAAAGAAGTTCCTTAAAGAACGAAACTTTGAATACCTTTTGGAGATTGTAGAATCTGATATATATAAGGCAAGTAAGGCAAACAGATTAAAACAACCAGAGTGTGAGAATATCTTTGATAATCATATAGCAGTTCTTATGAAACTTAGAGAAGAACTACTTACCTATATGTCTTATCTTGATGTTCCTGATAACTCTGATGATTATGACTATTTCACATGAGAAAAAGTTTAAAAGACATTTCATGGCAAGTTACTGAACCTGAATATAGAGCTGACCCTGCACTGTCCTACTCTACTTTAGCTAAGTTTGAAAGAGAAGGATTTGCAAGTCTAGATAAACTGTTTGATAAGGTAGAAAGCCCTTCATTACAGTTTGGTAGTATGGTAGATACTCTTATGACAGGTACACAGGAAGAGTTTGATGAGCAGTTTATGATTGCTCAATTAGATACTCCTCCTTCTGATACTCTAGTAACTATCACAAAGACTCTCTTTGAGAGATGGAAAAATAATTATGCTTCAATTACTGATATACCAGATGATTATCTTATATCTACTATAGCTGATATACAATGGAATAATCATTGGCAAGCTAAGACAAGAGCTAAGAAGATTAAAGAAGATTGTGCAGCATATTATAAACTATTATATCTATCAGGCAATAGAACTATTGTAAGTACTTATGCTTATCAAGATGCTCTTAATTGTGTAGATAAACTTAAATCAGCACCTTCAACTAGATTCTACTTTGAAGCAGATAATGCTTTTGATGATAGTATTGAAAGATTATTTCAATTAAAGTTTAAAGCTGCTCTTGATGGTGTAGATTATAGATGTATGGCTGATTTAATTGTAGTTTTACATGATAAGAAAGTTATAGTTCCAGTTGATTTAAAGACTAGTTATAAACAAGAATATGATTTCTATAAAAGCTTTGTAGAGTGGAGGTATGACGTGCAAAGTCGGCTCTATTGGAATATTATAAGAGCTAACTTGGATAAAGATGACTACTTTAAAGACTTTAAACTTGCTGATTATAGGTTTATAGTAATTAATAGGAAATCATTAAATCCTCTTGTATGGAACTTTGATAAAACTCAAAGCATGGAAGA